TCTGTTGTGGTAATGTCGATAATATTAGAATTATCAATGTAATTTACCATTAGACTACTGTCACCGCCCTAGAAACTTCTAGCCAACCTTCCACAAGTCTTGTGAGCTGGCCTGTTGGTATATGTTCAACAACTAAATCGTATGCTGATTTTGGATATGCAAACTTTGATGTCTTGTCTGGAGTAGCATTAACTTCAATTTTTCCCTGGAGGGGAGTAACAGTAATGCCGTTACCTTGAGTCAAAGAAGCTAATATTTTCTTTGAACCTGGTGCAGATTTGATATCCATAAATACACGATACTGTGTTAAATCAATTGGATCTCCGTCGGGATCTTTATAAATAATGGTAAAGGTAAAGTTGGTAGATTGATCTACCTTAAAATTTTTAATACCAGCCATTAATTAATCCCTCCAGATTAATTCAATTTTATCACAAAAACAGTTCTATGCTGATGTAGTGGTTAGGTCTACTACTTCGCAGTTATCTGCGCTGCAAGCGAAGGTCTGGCTTCCAGAAGTCATGTCTTCCTTCTCATAAAAAGCCAAATCTGACCAATTAATGCCTGAAGGCATTTTAGCCAATAGCTCTAAATACTCAACCTCAGAACATTCTTGGTAAGGTGCTTGCTTATAGGTATGGTCTGAGTAAGGTAGGAATGAAATTCCAGATACCTCATCAAAGTGTTCGTATACCCATGCGCCTACTGCCATCCACTCGTCATCACGAACTGAAACAGTGATTGATGGCTTATGCTCACACCATGCTCTCTGATATACCAACCAAATATTTAGGTGGTCAATAGCAGTTAGGTCATTTCTAATAATTGCGCCCTCTGGTGCCTTTACTGGGAATGAAAATACTGTTGTAGAGTCTGGCTTCATAAAGTCTGGCTCATTTGGAACTTCATATGCCTTCATTAGCTCTGTAAGAGGATCTTTATTGTCCGCTCTTACTGTACGAACATAATATTCGCTGTGCCATGGGTGCATTCCTGAAGATACGCCTACAAGTTGTGAGACGGTTCCAGAAGGCTTTACGCAAGTAATCGCTGCGGAAGCAGGAATATTGATTGATGCCGCTTCCTCTGTATTGATTTCACGAGCATACTCACGAAGTCTTTCTAGGAATCCTTCTAGATCTTTTAGGTTTTCCTTTCCAGACATGAACTTATGTCCAAACTGGCCTGTTAGGGAAACTCCTAGTAGTCTTTCTTCTTCTGTATTATCTTTCCAGATCTTACGAAGATACTTAAAGTCTGTAAGAGTAGATTGCCATGTGCCAAGGATTGTAGCTAGTCTTACCTTGTTAGCAATTGTCTCTTTTGTGTCATGCTCACGAATAACAACTTCTGACAAGTTGCAGAATTGGTATGGACGAAGAATAATTTCTGAGCAAGGATTCGTACCGTAATGTATCTCTGGATCTCTGCGACCCCATCGAGATGCTTGCTTCTGTGCTGCAGCAACATTGTAAATACCACGCTCTCCTGACTTTGAGTCATAGAGATTCTTCCATTCAGCAATAAACTGTTCCATCTCTGGCTTACGAGAATATGCAACTGAGTTGTTTGAGAGTGCACGTTGTGAATTGTTCTCCCACCAGTTACCAGTTTTTGCTTGTGCCATTTCAATGTCGTTAATGTTTGAAAGAGAAATCATAGCAGAACGACGAACGCCACCCACTACAACAATCTCACCAATCTTGCACATAATGTCATGGCATTCAATTGGCTTTAGTTGACGACCAGTTGCATTCTTAAACTTTGCAATTGTAAAATCAAAAAGGTTAACTAGTGGCTGTGGTCCAGATGAACGTCCACCCATTGTCTTAAGTCTAGCTCCTGCTGGACGCAACTTAGAAACATCAATTACTGGAATCTGTCCTGCCCATAACATAGCAAGTAGTTCTTTATATGCCTTTGCCCAGCCCTGCTTAGAATCTTCTACTACAATTGTAGTTGTTGTCTTTTCTAGCTTTTCTGGAACGGCGGGAAGTTTATTGATGTACTTATACTCTACAGAGAATCCAACACCTGTACCACACATTAGAATATACATTGTTTCATCAAATGATCTTGGTGAATCTACTGGAACAAATGAGCAATTGTATCCTGCTACATTATCTCTTTCAAGTGCTGCTCCAGCAGTCATGACAGAACGCATTGATGGCATGATGTCAAGATTATAAACTGCTTCACGAAGTTCTTTAAGCAGTTCTGGCTTTGGAGTATATCCATGATTTTTACCTAAGTGGTTTGTCATGAATCCAAAATATCGATCTACAGTTTCACCCCAGGTTTCTCTACGATTCTCTGACTCTATATATCTTGCATAGCGAGATAGAGCAATAAATTCCTGATAAGGTGATGGTAACGACATTTTTGTGAAACTCCTTCTAGTGCCTTCTGGCACTTAATAAATTTTTTGTTGAGATATAATCTTACCACAAGCTTTTACGAGTGCGGAAGTGTTTATGCAATGTTTTTTAAATGGGAAAAAGCTTTTTCGGTTAAGGTAAGCCAATCATATTGTTTATACATTTCATCTAGATTACTCAGGGCAGTTTCAACATACTGATCATATTTATAAACAACTTCTGTCATTAAATATTTTAAGTGGTCGACATCTGGATGAAACATTTTTCCTGGAAGCATTAATGGCCAAGGAGAATCTCCAAGTGTTGACTGTAGCTTTAGGGTTATAAATTCTTTATATGGTGCCCAAGCCTCTGTGCAAATTACTGGCATTCCCGTCGCCATTGCTTGAATAGGAATAAAACCAAAACCCTCTCCATAGGACGGGTAGATCAAACAGTGATGGGAATGCATAAGCATAACCAACTCTTCATCAGACATTTCTTTTGAGACAAACTTAATATTAGGATATTTAGAGAAATCAACTCTTTCGCCAAACATATCATAAACCCTTATTGTACTTGTCTCATGACACTTTACAGTTAATTCGACATCAGGGTTATTTCCAAATGTTTCTATAAATGTTTTTACAGTTAAACTTCCACCTTTTCTCTCTGATGGTTCACCAATGTGTAAAAATCTAAACTTTGATCCAACAGTTCTTTTTGTAGAATTCTTCCATACGTCATGCAGTCCATGCTTATAAATCTTTACTGGTCTTGTTACACCCTGCTCTTTATATACCCAAGCATTGAAAGCGCATGTAGCCCATACTTCATCACACCGATTCATATTTTCTTTCCAGAAATGAGGCAAAAGGGTTGACTCCCAGGGTGTATATCCGATAGTATATTGAGTGGGCCTGTTGTATTTGTATGCGATGGGTGATATGAAATTGAGCTGAAGATCAGCTTTAGCGTTGTTTGGAGTGACCAAATGACCTAATTTCTGAAGGGAAGTGATTATGCCCATGCTGGCCTGGCCGTATCCAACGGCGGGATTATATCCAGATTCGGATGTAAAAAAACTTATATGCAAGGGGTACTACCTTTCGCTTCAGAATATTTTCAGTATATCACAAAGATTTTTTAAAAAAAAGTCTTGACAAGGTACAAGAAAGAGGTTATTATAATAATATGAGTAAAAACCTAAGTATTAGGTTACTTAGTTATTTATTAATATTTATATTAGGAATTAATATTACTCCTAGTATAGATTTTAGTAGATATACAAAAGAACCGTTAAAAAAGGTAAGTAACTTAGAAGATTTAAAGACTACTCGTGAATATCAGGAGTACCTTGAATCTTTAAAGAAAACCATGGAAATTGTGAAAGCTAGAACTAATAAGCTTGAGCAATTTAAAAAGGCTAAGAAGTTAACTGACGAAGACCTTGCTATTTTATTGTATTTAGTAGGCTTTGAAGGTAATGAGCTTAAAAAGGCCTGGGCTATCGCAAAAACGGAGTCCAATGGCCGCCCCGTGGCATATAATGGTAATACAAAGACTGGAGATAGTTCTTACGGGATTTTCCAAATCAATATGATTGGAAGCCTAGGGCCAGAGCGTCTTAAGAAGTTCGGGCTTGATAGCAATAAGGAGTTGCTAAATCCAGTTACCAATGCAGAAGTTGCATTTCATATGTCTAAGGGTGGAGAAGATTGGTCCTCATGGACTAATTCAATCCAGAAAGCCAAAACATGGGTACTTAACTTCCCTAAAGTGGATCTAACCCCTTATAAAATACCAGTCGAAGCTTGACATTCGGTAAAATCAAATGATACAGTTAATCTATGCAAATAGATAACACTGGGGTAATTGATATCAGAGTCGTAAGACAGTGGCTTGATACTCGCACAGACTTTTCACATAATGTTTCGTGCAGTGTCAAGCTACTTTCTGGTTTTGACGATAACGGTGTGTACCTGTTTTGCCTAGAATGTAATGATAGAGTGTATATAGGACTGGACACATATAAAACAATGGAACGAGAATTAAATGGCTGAAGAAAACGATAATATTTTACTTGGAATCTATATACAACTATCAAGAGTGTATGATATGCTTATGATTATAGCCGACGGTGTTGGTAAGGGCGAAGAAGCCTTAGAGATTAGAAATCTTCATGCAGAAGGTAAGATCCTTACACCACCGCCATCACTAGTGGAGGATGAAGATGCCTAAATATTTCGTAACATTGAATCTAGAAGTAGATATCAACAAAGTCGACAATATTGATTCCATCATCGATTCTTTCGATCTTCTCGGTTCTGCTGAAAACACAGAGGTGTTAGAGGTGTCAACTGAAAAGGCAGAAGAATACGAGGATGACTTCGAAGACGAAGAGTATTAAAAAATAATCCCCCAGGATTTCTCCTAGGGGATATTTTTTTAGAGCTTATTAGCCCTTTAGAGCCTTGAATGTTTTTTGATCAACAATACCAGTCTCTGGAAGACCTTTGGCCTTCTGATAAGCCTTTACAGCTTTTTCTGTTGCAGGACCAAACTCGCCGTCAGCCTTAAGTTTTAATGCAGTTTGAACAACTTTTACTTTTTGTCCCTTTGCACCAACTTTAAGATCAACGAACTGTGCTGGCGCAGCAGGTGCTTTTGCTGCCGCTGGCTTAGCAGGTGCTGCTGGAGCGTCAGAAGATCCAACTTTAGATAGTAGTGGTAGGTTTTCTTCTCCAGCATAAACTGGACGTCCCCAACCAACTACAGCGTTAATTAGCTTCTTCTTATTATTCTTTACGTATGCACGAGTTTTCTCTACGCACATTCCGCCATTTCTTTGATCGCCCTTAGCAGTTCCTGAAGTGTTACCTTCGATAACTTGAATTGTTCCATCACCGTTATTCTTGATGCAAAGTCCAACGTGTGAAATTCTGTTGACTCCATCATCTGGGAAATCGAAATAAATCCAATCTCCTGGTGTAGGATCATCGTTACGAGCATCTGCCCAACGATTATTCTTCTTAAACCAATCTGAAGCTGCAATGGTTGCTGCAGTCTTTGGGTACTTCTTTGCGTCTAGGCCTGCAGTAAATGCACACCATGAAACGAAAGATTGGCACCAAGGCAAGAAGTTTGCACCAGTCCATTTACCATACTTGGTTTCGTTATCTTTAGGTCCCTCGATAGTTCCTACTTCTTTTTTAGCAACTTCAATGATTGCTTCTAGAGAGCCTTTTGCTGACACTACTACTTCACCGTCTTCTTAGCTGCAGTTTTCTTTGCTGCTGTCTTCTTTGCGGCTGAAGCAGTCGCTGCTGTTTCTAGCTTCTTTGTAGCTTCTTTAACTACAGATGTTGCTACACGTCCAAATGCTGGATCCTTCTTATTCGCCCAACGGATTAATGTTGGAACGGCGGAAGACCAAAGAGCATTTGCAACAAGTAGCCATTCAGATGAACCAAAATCAACTGGTGATCCGACATTTGCTGTTTGCATTACGATTACAATTGCACCGATTACTTGACCTGCAAGGTTACGGGCATATGAATCTAGCATTGCTTTATTGATTGACATATATGTTTTCTCCTTTAAAATATCCTCAGTGGATATACCTCTATTCTATCAGGAATAGAAAAATGAGCAGTTTACATGGCCATGCTCAGGGCCCTTATGCCCGCACTAAGCTATCCGCAAGAAAGGTAGAACGGAAAGTAACACGGCGGTGCACATATTAATTATAGCCTATTTGATCTTAATTTGTCTAGGCTTTTTCTCTTCTGGAATCTCTCTTTTTAGAACTACATTGAGGATTCCATCCTTATAGTCAGCAGAGTCTACTTCCCAATACTCCCAAAGAGTAATAGTTTTAGCAAACTTACGAGTTGCAATACCCTTATGTAGGTATTTTGGCTCTTCGTCCTGCTTAGCTTTTTCTCCTGAGATTGTTACAACATCATCTTCGATCTTGATAGCGATCTCGTCTTTTGCAAAACCAGCGGTAGCCAGTTCTAGCACACGAGTATCCTCATCAATTTCTCTGATATTAAATGGAGGGTATGAATCCTGCCATGATGTTGCCGTAGATGCCATAGTTTGATTCCATAGATGATCTACGAACTTGAATGGGTCATAAACGCTGACCGTTGAGTTGATATAATTTACCATTTTTGCTCCTTTATTAAGCGAGTTAGATTTAGCACTCCCCGAAGCAGAGTGCTAACTATATTATATCATCTGGGTAGAGATCTAGCCAGTCTGGTCCTTCTTCCCTATCACATTTACCATCATTCTTCATATGATTATATTATCATATATAGTGATCAGTGCGCCGAAAATATGACACCCAACCCCATATAGCGTATAATGGCCATATGGAAAATGAACTATACGACCAGCTATCCCCAGAAGAAAAAGCATTTCATGATGCCCTAGTGTCCGTAACGGACAAGTATGGCAAATTTGATGATAATGGTGGGGTATGGGTCGGATATGTATCTGCTGCAGAAAATAACGATAATCCACCTGGAATTAAGTGCGGTAACTGCGCTTTTTATGAAGGTAATGGAGTATGCCACATAGTGGCACGTTCAGTAGAAGAAGGCGGGCTATGCAGATTAGCAGCAATTCCAGATAGCCTCGCTACAACTAAATTCTGGAATGGAGCCTTTGTAAAATAATGTACACATATTACACTAAAATTGAAAATGTCGTCGATG